CTCCTTGTTCCATAATTTAATTTTTTAGAAAAATATAAGAGTAAAAATATTATTTATCAAGAAACTTTGATAATTTATCCATTAAACTTTTTGTTTTGTCTACCGCTGATGATTGCATTCCGGTGGCTCTTTCCAAATTCATTCTTTTCTCTTCGTCTAAATTTTCTTCGAAATTCATTCTATCTTCTTTGTTAGAAAATAAATAAGCTCCTGGTGTAGATGGTGAAGATACAAGGTCAAAACAAATTAACTCAAAATCATCTTGTACTTCGTTTTGGTCCCCAACCTTTTTTAAAGATCCCACACCACGAGAAGAAATACCCAAGGTAACTCCTTGACGAAGATAATTAGCTGCCAAATCACCTTTTGTTGAGACAATACCTCTTTCGTGAAATCCAGGGCTTGTCAATAGTTTTAACTTACCTAATAAAACTGGACCTTCCCACCATACTTCAGTGATTGCGTGAGACACACGATCCAAATCGATTAATGAAGACTCTGGGTGATTTAATTCAGAAAGAGCAACTCCTTTTTGAATCATTTTTTTATAGTTGTCCGCTTCACGTTTTAAAATCTTTTCAGGGTACACTCTTCCGTTTCTGTTAGGTGTATCATATTTTTGAAGAACCGCATAAAACTCAAATGGTTTTGAGTAGTCCAAGAAAGATTTGTTTTCTCTAATTAAATCCAAATTTCTTCTTTCCATTGGATTGATGTACCCGGCATCGTATTCAACTAGAATACCTTTACCGATTTCGTTAGGTCCTAAAATTTTCATATTTGTTGTTTAATTATTCTAATAAATATTAAACAAGTTCAGTTTTTGTAATAGTTTTTTTTATGTTCCCATTTTTTGTAAGGTAAAACTTAAAGTTTTCATTTCTGATAAAAACTTCATTATAAATTTCTTTTGTTAATTTTTTAAGAGATTTTTTTAATTTAAGTGATTTGAAATCAATATCTTGAATCAAAAATAAATTAATTTCTAAATTCATAAAAGATTTCTTTTTAAGTTGTAACCCACTTGTCCTTAAGTCCATATCAACTATAAACTTGTCGTCAAATAAAGTTTTATCCACATTATTATAAACAGAATGTTTAATCGCTCGATTTGTGTTTAATACTAGTCTTTGCCAGTTATCAACTTCTTTTTTTGGTTCTACCCAGGTTTGGATGTTTAAATATAAAGATTTGAATTCTTTGGAGTCAACGGTTCCATAAGACACTTTTGATGATCTAAAACCATTGATTTTTGAGGTTTTGCCCTTTTTCATAAAATTTTTTCATAGTAAATGCGTTTATTTTTAGAAAATTTACATAAATTTGAAGTATATATCAAATATAAAACACTCAAATTATTATGCTAATTGTAAAAGTAAAAAAGAACGATATCGAAAGAGCAATAAAAGAATTGAAAAGTAAGGTTATAAGGACCAGACAAAATTCTATTTTAAACGACAGAAAAGAGTTTACAAAAAAATCTGTTGTTAAAAGACAAGAAATTAAAAAAGCAATTTACGTTCAGAAAAAATTTAATCAAAATTAAATACTTTTATTCAATTCGAATAATTTGAAGTATGAAATTTTATTGTACTCTTCAATAGAAACCTTTTGAATTGTTTCGTCGATTCTTTTAATCACGTCAGACTCTTTTTCTTCCAGTTTTAAGTCTTCTAACTTTTCAACAACAGTTTCTTTAAGAATTTCATATTTACCTTTCAACTTTGATTCATCTTCAGATAAAACTTTTAGTAAAGTTTTTTTACTACTTTCATTTAATTCACTTAAAAAGTTATTCAAAGTTTTGTTAGCCGCTTCAACTAAAGTGTTTAGACTAACATTTTCAATCAGATCCTCTTTTTGTGAAGATTTTTTTAAATTTTCTAGAATAATTTTTCTACTTTGAATTTTGTTTTCTAATGTTAAAATGTTCGATGAAAATAAATTATCAATTTCGTTATATTGATTTTCAGTTTTTACATGACCTACCCACATTTTTATTTCATCAAGTTGTTTTTTAGAAATTTTGTTGATGGTATTTTCGTAAATAATAATTGATTCATTTATATAGTCATTTGCAACAGATTCATTCATGGATTTTTTACCAGACAATTCATCGTACAAATAAAATAGTTTGGATACGTTTTTGTTTTTTAATATGAGTTCATCAAAAACAAATAATGTGTTTTTAAAGTCATCATTTAGATAGGACTCTATTATATATTTCTCTATTTTACTTTTTAAAAGACCGAATTTCATAATTAATTTATTTTATAAATATATTAATCTTTCAATATTCGCAATAATTCTTCTTCCATTTCATTTAAAGATGCGTTTCTTTTGAAAAAATCATCATCTTCAGATTCTAAAATCAATTTTTCTAAATTTATTTTATTTTCTGGAAGTCCTCCGGCTGGTCCTCCAGGTTCTGGTCCTGGTGGTGGACCTGATGGTGGAGATGGAGGTCCTGATGGTGGAGATGGAGGTCCTCCAAGACCTCCTAATCCTTCATCACCCCCTTCGGCAGGTGGAGCTTCAGTAGAACCAGAAACAGTTTTGTATAACTTATCAATTTGATCAAACATACCTGTATGTGAAATGATTGTTGCGGTGTTTGCCAATTCAGCTGCTACCGCTCTTTCCATTCTCATTCTTTGAACATCAAGTTTAATGTCTTCATCAGAGAAACCAAATATGTGTTTTTTAGCCCAAGTTGCTGATGTTGGTGCAATTGAGTTAGGAATTTCAGAGACTAAATCTTTGTATAATAAAACTTTTTCTTTCCAAACATCCACCATTAATAAATCGGCCTGTTTAGATGGATTATTTAATCCAAGAGTAAAGTTTTGTAACTCATCCTCGAATCCTAATAAGAATAAATGAACTATTGCAATTTTATTAAGTTCCGATAAAATATTTTTTTGAATTCTATTGATTGTTCTTGCAAATCTAATATCAAGTAATGATAAATTTTTACCATCACCAACCGGTTCTTCAAAACCTAAATACGCCTTTGGTATGCGTAATGCGGTAACAAGTTTCTTTTGGATGTATTCGATATCTGCGATTTCAGATAAGTTAGTTCCTCCAGGTAAAGTTTCAATTGGCATTGTTTGAGTGGCATCGCGAACAGGAATAAAGTAATCTTGGTCAACTGCCATTTGATTAAATCTCAAATCTACGTTTCCGGTTTTATTATCAACAATTTGATCTCTTTTAAATTTGTTTGCAACTCTTTGTACGTATGCTTCAACATCTTTATCATCCATATTACCAACAAACACTTTAAACACCCTTCTTTCAGGAGCTCTTGATGTACGGTAGATTAACATCGCATCTTCAGCCAATACTAATTGTTTCCAAATACGACGAGCTTTTTCTAACATTGATGTACCGTAAGGAAGTTTTCTATCGTCACCTAATAGTCTAAAGTGTGCAACTTCCCAACTATTGAACTCCATATTTTTTTCCTTCCAATTGAACTTCAACCCTTTCTCATCAGTTTTTACTTCAGTGTTTTGAGTTTTTGGTTTCATACCTCTCTCTAATCTTTCGATTTCGATATTGGGTAATTGAACCGCTCCGATAATACCTTTTTCTGGATCTAACTTCATGTAAACAAAGTTATCACCATACTTACAAGTGTTTCGAATCCACATTTGTAAGTTGGTGTTTATATCAAGTGTGTTATTAAAAAGGTCGGCTAATATGGCCTTTATTCTTTTAGATTCCGAATAAATTGACAATACGTGTCCATCTTCATTTGGTGTTGTGGACTCTTCGGCGTAGATATCTAACGCTGTTGATATTTCAGGTGTGAACTCCATGGACTCATAATCATAAAATGATGCCAACCTTGTTGGTTCGTAATAAATTGCTTGAGTATATAAATTACTTTCTATTTTCGCCCATTGATTGGACAAATACATAGATTGTTGAGCCTGAAGTAATTCTTTATCGTATTGATTTTTATCTCTAGTTTTTAATAATTCTTTTTTATCAAATCTATATGTAGGTACATCTTGACCTAACAACGAATTAGGACCAAATGTTTTGGACAATCGTTGCCAAACGGTTAATTTCTTATTTTCTTCCATATCAAAAACTTAACAATAAAACTCTAAAATTAAATACTCCAGGCTTTACTTTATTTATGCGTCAATATTCACAATTTGTATAACGTCAGCACCATCATAATAAGATAGTCTATTATTAGAATCTTGTCTTTTGAATATTTCACAATTGTAATTTCCATAAACGTGTGTTGCCAATGTAAAATCAATACTTGATAACGAAGTTTTAACATTATTTAATTGGAAGTAGTCAACAACGGAATTCAAATAGAATCCGTCAACAATTTCGTTATTATAAAAATACTCACCAATTGTGTTGCTATAAAAAAAGTTTCCGATTTTGTTTCCTTGACTTGTACTAAACCCATAACCAAATCCATCTCCAATTGTATTATTGTAAAAATATGATCCTATTGTGTTGTAAGAAAAAACTCCAAGAATGTTATTATTTGAAAAGTTATTTCCAGCGACATTATAAATTGTGTTTCCTGAAAAATTATTAGAATCAATTTGATTAAACTGGTT